GGAAGAGTTGGAGTTGGAATACCTAGAAATGAAAAAAGAGAAAAGTATCATGATAAGGATCAGAATAGATTAACAATTAGTGAATATGCCAATGTTCTTGAACATGGAACTATGGGTGGTTTACATATTCCAGCAAGGCCTGTATTTTCTGATACTTTTAAAGAGGATATGAAAGGGTTGAAGGGATTAAGAATTTATTTAGAAACTAGTATAATGTTGGGACTTAGAGCTCAAGGCATACCCGTAAGTAAAATGTAATGTCAATAACGGTATTAACAAATATACAAGAGATTATCGAGAGAAGTTTGTTTGAGGCCGTCCGTTTGGAATTGGTGGCTAAGGAATACTTACCAGATATTGCAAATACTGATACATATCCAGATACAGTACCAGGTTGGGCATTATGGAAAGCTGCTATAGTTACTATTGTTACTGCTAAAGGTTTTGCTATAGAATTGTTTAGTGGGGCAAGCAATGAAACTAGGGGAGTTAAGAAAGTACCAAGGATTGTTATTGATTCAGGAAACTTTTTGCCTGGGGCTTTAGGGGGAGATCCACGTAGGTTCTTTAATGATAAGACTACTCACTATGGGGCTTTAGTTACGCCCCCACAGACAGTAGACTTTTACGTAAACTTTCATCTCATATCTAATAGTATAGCCCAATCAAGAATACTGAATGCTGTAATGGCTTTAGCTATTCCACGTAGGGGTTATCTACCATGGTATAATGATGCTACGAAAACTTTCTTTGTTCGTTATCTTAATTATTATGATCAAAGTAATACAGGTGAAGGTATAATAGAACATGTATATGCTTATGAAATCCCAGATGCTTGGGACCGTGAAGATGTAGAAGTTTATGCAACCATAGCTAAGATCTCAAAAATAACTTTAAACACTAATATTCAGAAGTACATGAATGGGATTTGGGGGGTTGATAGTAATGAATTAGTTATTACTTCAATTTTAGTAGATGATTCTTTACATAATCATTTATCTGATAATATAACCCTAACCTAATAAGTTAACAATACTAGGGTTGTTATACATATAAGTATTCTTTGTAATTTTTATTAGAAGATTAAAAATCATAAAATTTTATAGCCATGCCAAACGCAGCTAACGTACAGTTTAACATAAAGAATTTTACACCTGGAGTATCAACACCTCTTCCTGGTATTTTTTATGTGCTAGGGCTTACTAAAAGAGGTCCCGTAGAACAACCTGGAATAATAGCTTCTTTGGTCAGGGGTTGGCCACAATTTGAAAGGACTTTTGGTGGTTTGTTAGTTTCTTCGGATTTTCCTTTGCTTTGTAAGAGAGCTTTAAAAAGGGGTGCGACATTAAGAGTATGTAATGTTGACGCTGCTTCAGTAGCAGCTGTAAAAGCTACATCAAAAAGTATACCTAATGCTGATGGGGTACCAGTAAACCTGTTTTCAGTAATACCTAAATATAAGGGAGCAGATTATAATAATTTTTCAATTGAAATTAAGCTTGCTTCTAATGGAAGTACTGATTATTGGAATATGGAATTAGTTCATGCTAACGAGTCAGCTTTAAATGAGATTTATGAAAATATTTCTGCTTTTATTGCAGATACTGCTAATACTCAAACTTGTTTGGATGAGGTAAAAGCAATGTCTCAGAATTTTGATTTTACTTATCTTGATGCTTCAGCTGCTGTTCTTTTAGTCCCTGTTGTTGCGGCAGCGGTTGCTTTTGCAGATGGGGTAACTGCTTCAGGTCATATCGCTTCTGATTATTCTACGGCAATGGCTGCATTTGACAATGTGGATGATGGAATGATTATGGCAGTTCCTGAGATGGATGATGATACATTGAATGCTGCTGGTATTACTTACGCAGCTGCAAGAAAAGACCTTGTATTCTTTGCACACCTACCAAATGCGGAAACTACTTCGGCTGATCTTATAACTAGTAGGGAAGCTATTGCCAGTAATTCTAAATATGGGGGTATATATTGTGGGGGTATTAAAATAAGAGAAGAAGCAACCCTTCAAGAGAAATCCTTATCTGAGATGGGAGACGTACTCGGGATAGCTGCTCATGTACACAGTCAGTTTGGAGAATGGTATTCATTAGCTGGACAAACCAAGGGAGCTGTATCTGATGCTATTGGGGTTGTAAATAATTTTGGTACACCTGGGGGATTTGTAGATTTGAATGCTTTAGCAAATGCTCAGGTTAATGCTATGGTACATCGTAATAGTATTACACAACTTTCTGGTAACTTCTCTGCTCAGCTTGCTAATGATCAGGAACGATTCCTAAGTGTGGTATTCTTGGTTATCTGGATGAAGAAAACTCTTAAGCCAATCCTTGAAACCTATCTTGAAGACCCCTGCGATCCCATTACATTTAACAAAATATATTACCACCTTAAACCTTATCTTGACAGGTTGACTTCACCAGCATATCGTGCTCTGTATAAATATGAATATTATGGAGATCAGTTTGCTAATACAATAGACGACCTTCAACTCAATGATTCAGTAGATGTACAGAATGGTAAGTATAGAATTGATTTGAAAGTATGGCCTATCCCCTCACTGCAAGAATTAACATTTAACCTTATGCTCGTGCAGGGTGAAGGTGTATATATTCAATAACTAACATCTTAAACTAAATAATATGGCTAAGTTTGCTAATCCAAGAAAGAGATATAATTTCTCTATCCAAATTAGTCCGGATCCAATTAACCCTTTCTTATTTCAAAAGGTAAAAATTCCGGATGCTGATATTGAAGAGGTACCCCATGGTGATACCAATCATGATATTAAGACAGCGGGTAGAGTAACGTATGGTAAGATTGTATGTGAAAAGCTTTTACCTTCTGATCAGGGGGATGCTTATATGTGGTCATGGTTTGATACTTGCCAGAGTTCAGTACTCGGGGGGGGTGCTCCACCACAGATTTATAAGAAGGTTATTACCATTGTAGAAATGGCAGAAGATGGAGCAACAATTCTTAACACTTGGGTTGCCCAAGGTGTATGGCCTTCTTCATTACCAGGTACTGAGCTTGATCGTCAGACTTCTGATAACACAATTGAAAACGTGGAATTTTCAGTAGATAAGCTCGCAAAGATTTAACTTCTCTAGGTCTTGGTCCATAGCTCTTAAAGGGGACAATGTCATTGTGACAGGTCCCTTTTTTGTAGAAGGGCTAGTTCAGAGAAGTACTATTATTAATTAAATTAAATAAACTATGAAACAAAACCCCGAGAAGTTAAAAGAAGTTTATGGTGAAACTCTAATATTGATCACACCTTCAGGAGATCAGGTTACTATTAGACAACAAACCGGAGAAGATGATGATATCCTATCTAATGCTCAAGGGGTTGTGGATGGTACATCATTTAATAAGTTTGTTGCTGGAATTATAGTTCATACTGATATTACAGAGAATGGTAAATTTAATCTGGATACTGCCAGAGACCTAAAACTCTGCGATAAATATTTTATTATGATTGCTAGTAGGATATTTTCTATCGGACAAACTCTTAAGTTTACTTATAAATGGCCTGATGATTTTGAAGTAGATTATGAAGAAGACCTTGGGTTATATATCTGGGATTATTATAATGATGAGAAACCCTTTCCTGAAAAAGGGGATCCAGAATACTTCGAGTTCAGAATACCTCCTCATAAATATGGTAAAGATAAAGAAAGAGAATTAAAACTTGAGTCGGGTAAATTTATTAAATATAAATTTATAGATGGCAATGGAGAAAGATGGTTAATGGGTTTACCTGATGATCAACAAAGTGTTAATGCTGAACTTTTAGCTAGAGGTATAGAATTAAAGATTGGAGAAACTTGGCAAAAGGTTCAAAACTTTAAAACCTTTACTCCAATGGATATGATGGAAATTAGAAATGACGTATCTGAGAATGATCTTACGATAACCTTGGTTTCTGAGTTAAAACATCCTAAAACTGGTGCGGTAATAAATTACCCCGTAGTGGGAGCACCCGATTTTTTCTTTCCACGGGAAATCTAGAGGCAGAGTTTTTTAGAATTTCCCAATATCATATTCATATCTCATATTCAGAATTTAGGAATTTACCTATTAAAACTCGTAAAAGATTTTTAGAACTTTGTGATGAATACGATAGAGAAGTGGAAAAGTTACAAAAAAAAAGTAGGTGATGATATTATCTATGGCTTTTATTTACATAAAAATTAAGTCATGTTAGGCGGCGGGAGTACTCTCGGAGTGGGTGTAACTATGTTTCTCCGGGATCAATTTAGCGGACCGGCAGCCCGTGTACGTACAAGCGCCCAACAGACTACAGAACAGTTACGTAGAATGCAGGAGGATCAGCTGAGACAGCAACGCAATATGTATGCGGGATTGGCTGTAGCTGGTGGGTTGGCTATAAGGAGGATGGGACAAGTAGTTAAGTCTGCTGCTCAGTTTGGTTTTGAAATGGAGTTTGTTAAGCAAATTTCTAAGTCTACCGTTGCTGAACAAGCTAAACTCTCTGATCAAGCTATGGACTTGGGTCAGAGTACTATTTTCTTTGCTAAAGATGTAGCAGAAGGTATGCGATTCATGGCAATGGCCGGTATGAAATACGAAGATATTACCGGTAACGTTGCTGCTGCGGTTAACTTAGCCGCTGCCGCTAATCTTAGTATTGCAGGAAGAGGGGGAGCTGCAGATATCCTAACTAATATTATGATTGCCTTTAAGAAAGAGGCTTCAGAATCTGGATATGTTGCAGATATTTTAGCAGAGGCAGCTACCAGTGCGAATACTAATGTATTTGAATTAGGTGAAGCTTTGAAATATTCGGCTTCTACTGCTAGAACTTTAAATATTGTATTAGAAGAATCGACAGCCATTTTAATGACTTTGGCAGATGCTGGTATGCAGGGATCTATGGCTGGTGTTGCTTTCGAAAATTCTATGAGATATTTGGCTCAAGCTATAGGTAATTTTGCTTCTGGTACTCAAAAGAAAGCTTTGGAGGCTCTAGGTCTCAGTGCTGATGATTTTCAAGATGCTAGCGGTAATCTAAATTCTATGGTTCAGAATATTACTGTTCTTAAAAATGCAATGGTGGGGATGGGTACAGTTGAACGATATAATATATCTAAAGTATTATTTGGGGTTAGGGGTGCCAGAGCTGGTTTATTATTGATAGCAAATTATGAAAGATTTATAAACCATCTTAATATATTCCAAGGGGCTCAAGGTAGAGCTACAGAAATTTCAATGGGTATGATGGATACTTTAGAGGGTTCTATTAGAAGATTAAAAGCAGTGTGGACACACTTGGGGATATTCTTTACTGAAGGTTTAGTACCTGTATTAAGACCTGTTTTAAGACTATTAGAGGGATTTATTAAAGGTTTACAATGGTTATTTAAAATTCCCATATTGGGGAATTTTATGTCATCTGCATTGGCAGGATTTCTTGTAATAAAAACAGTAGCTTTTGGGCTTAAGGCTATTAAGGCGGGAATAGCATTAATTACTTTACAGAATACTGCTTTAATGACTCGTTATGCGGCTGCTACTGTAACTGGGTATAGAGCCATGACTACATCTGCTATGCAGTATTCAGTTGCAGCTAGAGCCGCAGCTGCGGCTTCAATTGGAGGTATGGCTACTCGGGGGGTAGTAGGAGTAAATGTTGCAGGAGGTTTATATAGAACAGTAGGTGGAAGAACTGGTAGAGCAGGAGCTGCGATTAGTGCTGGTGCTGCCGCTAGGTATGCGGCTAGGTATGGGGCTAGAAAAGTAGCGGGTCAGACTGTAGGTAGAGCAGCATTGGGATTAGCAGGGGGTCGGGCATTATTACCTATTTTGGGTAGGATAGCTGGAGTATTGGGGGGCCCATTAGGGATAGCCCTTGCATTTGTAATACCTGGCGCTATTGGGTTATTAGTTGGGGCTCTTAGAAAAAACAGAGAAGCTACACAAAATCATGCTGAAACGATTAGAAAAAATAAAGATTTAATGATGGGAGGTAGAGTTGGTGCTATTGAATTTCTAGAATTTAATAAGAATAGATTAATGGCAGCTAAGGACATACTTAATTTAAATGTTCTTGGTTCACAAGATATTACACCTCCTGGTTTCCAAGCAATGGTTCAGAAAACATTAGGGGCAGGAGGTATGAGAGAAGAACAAAATGCTTATATGCAAACACAACCAATTATTAATATATACTTAGATGGAGAAGAAATAACCGGTAGGACTTTAGAAAAAGTAATGGAAGTTTCTAGAAGGTCTTATCATAATGCGGGGATGCAATAATGGCAATAATAACAAGTCCTTTATTTACTAGGTATCATACTTTTACTCCTTCTAAACCTTTTAGTAGGGGAATACAATGGAGTATGGATGCTCGTAGAGCTATCATATTTTTCAGAAGAGTTAGTCAACAAACACCTAATTTAGAAGCGGGTATTGATACTAAGATCTTCGGATCCTTTTCTCCTAACACCCGTGATCATAGTGAGATAACCCCATACCGTGATGATCTTAAAAATAGAATTGATACCGCTGGGGTTAGGGCTTTTGCTCCTAATACAAATACCCATTCAAAGTTTTTTACCCTTGGAGAAAGCCCTGATAGTAGTGGGTCTTTTCCTTCTGATGCAGTATATATTATTATAAAAGATGCTTGGGGTGATTTGCCAGCTCTTCATAAAGTTAAATTACCTTTTATCCCTAAGACTTTGGAGTATAACTCTGAATCAACTTTTGCTGCGATCAAACCCATGGGACGTAATACTGCTAGATATCATTTTACTGGTTCAGAAGATAAGCTGGAATTTGAAATAGATTGGCATTCTTTTGAGGAGAACAGACAAGATGTGATTAGAGATTGTAGAATTATAGAATCCTTATCTAAAAGTGATGGGTATTTTAAATCTCCACCTACCATTATTTTAC